GCTGGGGGCGTTTAGCCAAACATGAGAACCGGATGACTGCTCATAGGCAGTTGCTGCGCCAGTGATGATGTATTTGTTCGCTCCGTCATAAAAACGGTTGTTCGACAAATAAAGACCGCTCGACAGGTTCCACAATGCGGCGGTGTTACCCACTTGGAACGCTTTTGTTCCAGCAGCCCACGCACTCGGCGTAACAGAAATGCCGACGTTGCCTCCAAGATCCTGAAGCACCAAGTCACGCGGACCATTTCCGGAGCCATTGTCGAACGAACTGATTGCAGCGTAGCGATTGGTAGCAGTCGCATCGGTCTTGATGCGGAAGAAAATGCCAAAATCGTCAGCATCGGTTGTGGTAATACCGCCAACAGTCGCAATCGCAGCGGTCGTCGCTTTAGTTCCCGACGATGCTTGGAAACGATACGAAGGAGTACGCCCCACGCCCAGCCCCGTGGAGTTCAGGGTCATGGCGGTGCCAGCGACTCCGCCGACGTTTGACCAAGTGGCTACGCCGTCGGAAGCGATGCGGTAGCGTTCAGTTCCGGCATTTGTGTTGAAAATAATCCCCTGCGATGTTCCTGACTGGAGATTCAGTATATTGCTTGCAACGAGTCCATCATAGGCTAACGCAGTATTGACAGCGACGTTGTTGCTGTTGACTCGCAAAACAGGAGCCAGAGAAGTGTTGCTGTCGGAAACGATGTCAACCCTGCATCCGGGGGTCGTTGTTGCAACACCCACCCGATTGTTCGCCGAATCCACCTTCAGGGTCGACGTATCCACCGTCAGATCGCCGGTGATGGTGGCGGCTCCGACGGAAAGAAGATCTGTAGTCTTGTTATACGTCAGACCAGCGTCGCCTCGCAAAGTACCCGCATCATTAAAAATGATCTGAGTGTTTGCACTATTGCCCGTCGTAGACGAGCCGATGTTAGTCTCTAGTACAGAGACTTGTTGCATGATCCGCTCAATAGCTTTCCTCAGAAGCCATGCGGAATCGCCTTTCGGCAATGTTGATAGAGAAGACATATCCTTGAATTTTAGCTGTCAGGTTGCCAATCCTAGATTGGGTTGCTTTTTAGGGTCATGTTATAACTCCAAAAAGCAACCCACTCTTTCGAGTGGGCTGGTTGTATTACGGCAGAGGCTGACGGTCGATATTATAACCGCCAGCGCCAGTCGCGCTCAGCTGCAGACCAAAGGTCGTGCCTGCAGGATAAGTCGGCGTGAAGGTCACGGTGCCGTTGGCGGGCAATCGGAACGTAAACACGCGACGCGCCTGATTAGTGGCCGCAGCGACAGTGATGTTGTCAACCTTCAGCACGGTGTTAGTGTAGCTCTGAGCCACGCCGGTGAAGTTAGTGAAGGACATCACGACATTCGTGGTGTACTGCACAGCACCAGTGTACGCAGCAAACACACGATTGGTGCTACTAGCAGAGTCATTGTCATAGACAACGACAGTGTTAGCGGCGCCGCTGGTGTCAGTGAGCTGGATGTTGTTGATCGAGACACCAGTCGTAGAAACGACGGTGATGCCCGAGCTAAACGTGCCAGAGATGACTTCAGCGAAGACCAGAGCGGCCATCGCCATGAACGAAACGAAGTATTTAAGGAACTGCTTCATTGTTTTGTGAGTTAGTTGTTGCTGTCGTTATCTATCAGACGAAGAGCGACGGGGCGATCTGGCGGCGATAGATGATGGGGATGACGTTACGGTTGGTGTTGCCGATGATGCCGAGCACGGTGTCAGCGATCAGCTGCAAGAACTCACCGTACTTGTTGGTGTCGAGGTTGTTCGAACCGTAGTTGACCAGCACGTTGTCGGTCAGGCGCACTTCGCCATTCCAAGTGAGCTGGTTAAAGCGCTTGCCGTTGATCGAAGCGCCAGTGAACTCGCTGGGCGGCGGACCCACGTCGATCTGCTCATAGGCGTTATAGCCAATGAGGAACGCGACGCCGATCGGAGCAGCCGCATAAGCGGGATTGATGACGGTCTGACGCGTGGCATTCGGGGTCGAATAGCCGCTGTCAGGCAGCAACAGCTCGATCTCGGGCGCAGGCATCGTTCCGTCCTCAGCGAAGCGCAACGGATAGAACTCTTCGCGGAAGATGATGTTCGGCCCAATAGCGCCCTGGAAGGAGCTATTCAGGAGGTTCATCGCCAGCGGCTTGGTGTTCAACACGTGAGTGTCGAAAGCGAGACCTTCATAGATCTCAGAGCCACCGAGCAAAACGTACTTGCCCTTCGACATTTCATTGTCAGCCGGAGCGCCGCTCTGCATGCCTTCCATCGGCGGGATCATCAGGTAGTTCTTCGCGTAGGAAGCGACGGCCTGAATCTGTCGATAGGAGAGGAAACCGTTCTCATCGGAACCAATCTTGGCGGCCGCAGCGGCAACCCAAGCAGTGTCCTTGATCGCGCTGGTGTCGGTCGGCAGAGCAGCCGGGGCGTTCACCAAAGGCAGCTCGCCAGCGGTGGCATTGCCAACGATGTACACGAACGGCGAGTTCTGGAACACGTTGTCGCGCGTGAAGAAGTCGTAGCCGACAGCGATCTGCTTCGAGAGATCCTCAGCGGCAAACTTCAGCTGCTTCGTGCGGAAATCGCGGAAGCTAGGCAGGAAGTTGAACTGAGGAGATTCGAAGTTATGGCGCTTGACGCGGCTCTGATTCGTGCGCTCCCAAGTGCTCGCCACGGTCTTGAGCGGCAACTCGGTGATGTTCTTCGGGCGATGAACCTGATTGACGATCGGAGAGTTCTCCGCGATCACACCCTGCAGGATGTCACCCATGTTCTGTTTCCACTTGATCTTGGGAAACATGTCCTTCCAGCGCGACCACATCTGCATCTTCTTGGTCTGCTGGATCGCCATCCAGATCGGAAGGCGGTTGTAGTTGGCGATGTCTTGCTGATTCCAAAGGCCGCTTGAACGCGGCAAGTCCCATGTTGCTGGCATTGTTATACTTTCGTTTTTGTTTGATTCATCAGGGCAACAAAAAAGCCCTGACATCTCAAACGGTTATTGGTTAGGTCTGTCCTAGCCGTAACCGCGTAGAGAGCAGAGCTTCTAGCGGAATCTCTCTGGGAGATTCGGTCTGACATTCGTTGTTTTGCTAACGATATGCCAGACTTTATTTTATTCAAAAAGACTAATCATCTCCGAACATTCCGCCATCAGACAGCGGGATATCATCGCCGCCTGTGGATTTGCCCATTGGGCCTGCGCTTGGCGGAGGGATCACGCCGGGCTTTTGTTTCTGCTGGGCGATGTAGGCTTGAAATGCCTTAGCCATACGCAGATTGCCGATCATTGCATAGTGGGCGATCTTACGCGCGTCGGCCGCAGTCACGCTATCGGGAATGATCTTCTCAAGCAATGGCACATAGGTTTGTTCTTCGGGCGTGAGCTTGTCGGGATCAATGTCCTTAAAGATCTTCTTGAAGCTGCTATTGATAAACTCACGCTCTTCTGCGATTTTTGATTTATATTTGTCCGGGAATGTCTTGAAGCCATTAAAAGACTTCTCGTAGTTTGACTGGGCGCGACGATAGGCTTCAGTAAGTTCCAATTCCAGCGCAGGATCATGTTGTCCGCCACGACCGGGCTGAATGGTCTTAAAGACAGGATTGCCTTCAGCGTCATAACCCTCAAGAAGCTCAAACGGCTTATTCTGCTTGAGCGCTACGATAGCATTCTTCAACGAGCCAACTTCGAAGCGATCTGTTTCGAGCTCGGCTTGAATCTGATTGTAACCCGTGTCGAGTTTGTAAGCTTCCGGATGTTGAGTGTAATGCTTGGGAATGTCAGCTTGCTTTTTGAATGCTTCATACCACTTCGGCAACTGCTCACGGACGGCATTGTAGGTTTGATTGGGAAGCTTCTTTAGGACAGAGACGACTTCATCGGGCAGATTGCTATAGTCTCGGCCTTGTTGATTTTGCGTCGGAGTAGTTTCAGTCTTTGGCGCCTCTGTCTTAGAAGTCTCTTCAGTCTTCGGCTTTGTCGACTTGATCGCCTCAGTGACATCTTTGGGAAGATCAAACGGATCTGCTTCGTCGCTTGAGGTTTCCTCTACAGGAGTTTCAGTCTTCTGCTCAGCGGGTTTAGCCTCCGCTTTAGGCAGAAGCTTATTGACATCGAATGACGTGGAATCTTCGCCATCAAAGTCAAACGAGATGTTTTCGTTTGGCAAAGACGTTGGCGCCGCTGGAGGCAAGGGCGCCGAGGAAGGTCCGGTGTTGATGTTGAACGGCGTTGAGGCCGCCGGTGCTGGGGATGCTGCGGAGTCCATAGGAGTTATTGCGTGAGTTCTGCGATGTGTTGTTTAATGTCTTCGAACGTCTTTGCTCGAAGGAGATCTTCTTGTGTGGGCATAGAAGAACAGGCTTTGTGCATTGCTGCTTTAAGCCTTTTGTTTTGTTCTTCAGAGATCCAAGCGAGGAAATGTAGAGTCTCCGCGCTATTTGCCCACATAATCCAGTTAGCCTTGCTGGGTTGCATTAGGTTGCTGAGCTAGTCGCTGCTCGACGGCTTGTTGAAGTTGCTGGAAGGATTGCGCCTCGGCGGCAAACTCAGGCTTCAACTGACCCGTCGCTTCA